GAAATGGAACAGTTAACACAGGAGGTGGAGGCGGTTCAAATAATCAAAACCCAGGCAGTGGAGGAGCATCAGGAAATGGTGGCTCAGGTGTCGTATTTATTAGAGTACCAGCTTGTGCTTCAGTCGCTGTGGCTCCAGGAACCAATACTTTAGCTAGTGCACCAGGTTGTACACAATTAGCAACTTTTACAGTAACAGGGACTTTAACGGTAAGTTAATATGGCACATTTTGCAAAACTTGATGAAAATAACATTGTTGTAAATGTAATTGTAGTTGATAATAATATAGAAACTGCAGCGGGTCCATTAGGTGAAAACGACATGCATGTAGATGGAGAAATTTGGTGTAAAACTGTATTAGGTGGCACAGATAATACTTGGAAACAAACATCTTATAACGGTAATTTTAGAGGTAAATATGCAGGCAGAGGAGACACGTATGATCCTGTAAAAGATAAATTTATAGAGGCACAACGTTATCCTTCTTGGACTTTAGATTCTAATGATAAATGGCAAGCACCAGTTGCATACCCTTCAACAACAACTTTTACAGATAATAGTGAGACTTTTGAATATACTATTGATTGGGATGAAGACAATACTAGGTGGATTGGTCATGATAATGCTCAATGGAATTATTGGAATCCAGACACTTCATCTTGGGTAGCTATTACTTAATATTGACATTTTAGCATTATTTGATACTTTGTTAAAAGAGAAAGATCATGCAGTTAAACAATTATTACTACTATTTTAAATCAGCCATTCCAAATCGTATTTGTGATGACATTGTAAAGTATGGTAAGCAGCTTCAAGAACAAACAGCGGTAACTGGAGAGTTTAGTGATAAAACACTAAATCAAAAACAAATTAAAGATTTAAAAAAAACAAGAAACTCTAACATTGTTTGGATGAATGATCGATGGATTTACAAAGAAATTCAACCTTATGTTCATCAAGCAAATAAAAATGCAGGATGGAATTTTCAATGGGACTGGTCTGAGTCTTGTCAATTTACAAAATATAAAAAAGGTCAATTTTATGATTGGCATCGAGACGGTTGGAATGAAGCTTACATAAGAAATAATAAAAATGATCCTTCAAATGGTAAAATTAGAAAACTTTCAGTGACTGTTTCTTTATCAGACCCTAAAGAATACAAAGGAGGAGAACTAGAATTTGATTATAAAAATTCAAATCCGAATCAAAAAAATAAATTAATTAAATGTACCGAAATACTTCCCAAAGGATCTTTAGTTGTATTTCCTAGTTTTGTTTGGCATAGAGTATGTCCTGTTAAAAGTGGAGAAAGGTATAGTTTAGTAGTATGGAATTTAGGGTGGCCATTTAAATGAAAGAAAAACTAACATACCATTATTTTTATTCTGGTCCTTTAGTATTTAAAACAAAGATAAAAGACAAAGATTTAAAAGCTATGTACAAATTATGTAATAAAAAGAAAGATGTTTCAAAAACATTAGCTGGAATTGTTTCTGGAGAATACAAAATTGACTCAATACAATATCAAAAAATAATGCAAAAATATTTAAACCTTTTTGAACTAGCTTATTTTGATTGGTACCAAGATAAATTATCTAATAAAATAAAAGTTAAATCTAGTTGGGTTAATTACATGAAACCTGGAGATTGTAATCCAACACATGTCCATACTAATTGTAATTTTTCTTCTGTCTTATTTATAAAAATTCCTAAAAATTTAAATCAAGAAATTTCACAATGTAAAGGTAATAAATCTATGCCTGGAGGTTTAACTTTTGATTTACATTCAGCAATGGAGTATCATATTTTTAGTAAAACTTTTGAACCACATATTGGAGATTTTTATATGTTTCCTTACAATGTTAAACATTCTGTTAATAGTTTTAAATCTAAAGGAGAAAGGATTAGTATAGCAGCTAATTTTTTATAATGAAAACATTTCCCAAAATTTTAGACATAGGTAATTATTTTAGTTGTCCCATATGGTCAGCGTATGAACCAAGTTATTTAAAAATTTTAAACAAAGCATCAGAACCATATTTAAAAAAATCTAAAAAAATTAATAAGTCTACTATAGATAAACGTAATAAAACCTTTGGTAATAAAGGAGACATGGGTTTTGTATTTCATTCTACAAGTTTAATTAATGATAAAAAATTTAAAGAATTGCAAAAATATATTATTGGTACTTCACATAATTTGTTAGACGAAATGGGATTTGATTTAAATAATTTTAAAGTTTTTTTAACAGAAATGTGGGTTCAAGAATTTGCAAAAAATGGTGCAGGTTATCATGATACACATACTCATTGGAATGGACATATGTCAGGTTTTTATTTTTTAAAATGTAGTGAAAAAACTTCGTTTCCTTTATTTGAAGATCCAAGACCGGGAAATGTTATGAATCTTTTACCAGAAAAAGATAAATCAAAAATTACTTATGCAACATCACAAATTAAATATCAACCAAAACCAGGAACTTTTATATTTTTTCCATCTTACATGCCACATCAATTTGTTATGGATTTAGGATATGCTCCCTTTAGATTTATACATTGGAATTGTCAAGCTATTCCAAAAGGAGCTTTAAGTGAAATTTAAAAAAATATTTGTGCAGGATAATTTTTTAAGTAAAATAGAATGTAAAAAATTAATACAGTTTTATAACTCTAAACCTTTTTCTGAAAATTTTAATGGAACTTATCCGTTAAATTTAAAACACTCAGAACATAATAAACTTTATAAAAAAATTAATACTATTTCACGTATGTTAAATAAATCTATCATAGACTGGTTTCAAATAGTAAAATGGCCAATGTCTCATTCTGGAAAAAATTTACATTTTGATGGTGCTAGTTTGCAAACTACTTTAAGTAGTATTATTTACTTAAATAATACTTATGATGGGGGACACACCTATTTTGAAGACGGCACTAGTTTTGCTCCTGTGACAGGTAGAGTAATTTTTTTTGATGGAAATTATTATAAACATGGAGTATCTTCAGTAAAAAACAATGACAGATATACAGTAGCATCTTGGTTTAAAAATGAACTTTAAAAAAAATAAATACACAGTTTTAAAAAAAGCTATTTCTTCTGAGCTAGCAGATTTTGTTTATAAATATTTTTTAAACAAACGAGAAGTTGCAGCATTTTTATTTGATCAAAAATACATTTCACCATTCACAGAGTATTGGGGTATATGGCATGATCCACAAGTGCCAAATACATATTCTCATTATTCAGATGTTGTAATGGAAACTTTATTACAAGAAGTAAAACCTGTGATGGAAAAACATACTAAATTAAAATTAAGTGAAACTTATTCTTATGCAAGAATATATAAACAAGGTGATGTATTAGCTAGACACAAAGATAGATATTCTTGTGAAATATCTACTACGTTAAATTTAGGTGGGGATCCTTGGGCAATATATTTAAATCCAACTGGTAAAACAGGACAGGCAGGAATTAAAATAGATTTAGATCCAGGTGATATGTTAATATATTCAGGTTGCGATCTAGAACATTGGAGAGAAGAATTTAACGGCAATAAATGTGCACAAGTGTTTTTACATTATAATAAAACAAATTCTAAAATTTCTAAACAAAATAAATTTGATAGAAGACCCATGTTGGGATTACCTTCTTATTTTAAAAAATGAACAGAAGACACAGTAATATTTTAAAAGATATAAATAATAATAAATTTATTAATGAATTAGTGTTATATCAAAAAACAAATCCTTGTTGTAAAAGTTATCCTAACTGTGGGCACCCTCCTTTACAAAGTGATTCTTTACTACATAAGAAATATATAAAATTAAAAGAATCGTTAGACTCTATTATAAAAAACATAGCTGAAATACAGCTTTGGACTTTTATAACTTTGCCAAAAATGAAAATATCGGCTCAATGGCATTCTCATCAGAATAGTAAAATTAATAAAAAACAATTAAGTGCATTGTGTTATTTAACTGAAACAGATGTAGGTACAGAATTTAAAAATGGTTTTGTAATAAAACCAAAATTAAACAACTGGTATATATGGGATTCTAATTTAATTCATAGACCAGAAGATAAAGAAGTTAATAATTTAAGAATAACTTTAGGATCAAATATTTATTTAAAATGAACATAGAACAATTTTTTCCAACTCCTGTAGGTTTTAGTAAAAATACTAATCATAGTAAAATTAAAAATAAAATAATTAAAGCTTGTTTAGATATAAAAAACAAAACAAATTCTGGTGGTAATAATTGGGCATCCAAAGTTTATAACACTTGTCGAACTCATAACATTCACGAAAATAATTCTTTTAAAGAAATTAATCATTATATTTTTTCAGAAGTAAATAATTTTGCTCATTCTTTAAATTTTACAGGCCACAAAGTTGCTTGTTCGAGCAGTTGGTTTAATGTTTATAAAAAATATGATTATCAAGAATATCATGATCATCAGGGAGAAGATATTTCAGTTGTGTATTTTTTAAAAGGATCTAAAAAAACAGGAGATTTAATTTTTAAAAGCCCAGAAATACCAGGAGTGTTTTCTTTATTTGATCCCAACAATCATTTAACATTTAAACATGTAAGAATTAAACCGGAACAAGGCTTGTTAGTATTATTTAAATCTAATTTAATACATTGTGTTGATCAAAATAAAACAAATGAGACTCGTATGTCGTTAGCATATAATTTTAAGGTAATACAATGAATATATTTAAAGATACTTCTTACATAGACAAAAATAAGATCATTATGAAACATAAGATTCCGCTTGAATTATTTAAAGAAATAAAAACATTTGTTAAAAATGCAAGCAAGAAAAGAAAATCAAAGTATTCTTTTTTATTAGATCATTTAAATGGAGGTAAAAATGACTATCAAATTTCTGTAGATACAGATCTATTTGAAAAATCTTTTATGTTTGGTTATTTAATAAAATTAGGAGAGCACTATGCAAACCTTCAACCAGAAGCTCGTAGAATTAGAATAAGAAGACTCAATAATCATTTTGATAATTATGATTTGTGGATAAACTTTACAGAAAAAAATTCTGTTAATCCTGAACATATGCACCCTGGTTGTTTGTCAGGAGTAATTTATTATACTGATTGTTTTAATTATCCAACTAGATTTAGTAATGACACAAAGTATTGGGGTAAGTCTAAAGAAATACTTATTTTTCCTTCAACGTTAGGTCATCAAGTAGAAAAATATAAAAATAAAAAAACTAGAATAACACTTTCATTTAACTTGGAGATATTATGATTATTGATTATTGGTATTGGCAAAATTTTTTTAGTTTAAAACAAATTAAACAAATTAATAACTTGTGTAAAAGATATACAGTAAAAGATTTTAAAGATCGAAAAGCCAAAAATGCTAAAAAAACATCTAATGTAACTGGAATTTTTTACAAAGATATTAAGAAAGAATTACATAATATGCATGAACATATTAAATATAGAAATCAAGAAACTTTTGGTTATAATTTATTTAGTCTTTCTGACCATGAAATACTTAATTATAATGAGTATAGTTCAAAAAACAAAGGTCAATATGAATGGCACATCGATCATTCAGGAAATTATATTTATGATAGTAAATTTACTGTTCTTATAAATACTTCAGAAGAAAAATATGAAGGTGGAAAATTTAATTTTTTTTATGGAAAATCTGAAAATGTAAAAGCATTTGATACTCCTGGAACTGTTTTAATATTTAAATCACACATGCATCATCAAGTAACCCCTGTTACCAAAGGCAAAAGATCTACTTTAACTTTGTTTTTAAAAGGTCCTAAATTTGTTTAAAAGACTAGCATATACTTTAAAAGTGTCGTAATAATTGCAATTGAAGTAATTAAAAAAGATTATATAATGGCCAAACTATGCTACAAAAAATAGGATTTCAACCAGGTATTAATAAACAAGTCACACCAACAACCGCAGAAGGTCAATGGATAAATTGTGATAATGTTAGATTTAGATATGGTACCCCTGAAAAGATAGGTGGTTGGAAACAATTAGGTGAAAGTAATCTAACTGGTGCAGGACGTG